AAAGGCCAATGGTTCCCTGAATTCCTACAGGGGTCATACCTCCAACACCCTGAACGGTTATAACATCTGAAGAAGGGGTACCTGATGTTCCGGCTATGGAATCATTGGTGACATTTACAATTCTGTAAAGTCAGCTATTCAAAAGCAAGCCCCTACTTATGCAGAAACAATGAAGGCTTATGCTGATACAGCAGAGCAAGTTCGTGAGATTGAAAGATCGTTGTCTCAAGGTAAAAAAGCAAGTGCCGATGCTGGTTTGCGTAAACTTCAAACTGTATTGCGTGATAACGCAAGCACAAACTATGGACAACGAGTTAACTTAGTCAATCAACTTGAAGCTACATCACCTAGTTTGGGTGGTGGTATACCTATCAAACCAGCACTTGCTGGTCAGGCTTTAAGTAAAGTTACTCCTAGAGGTGTTCAAGCTGTTGGTACTGTTGGTACTGCTGGACTTCTTAGCCAATTTTCTAATCCATTAACAGCCGCTTATCTCGCAGGGTCATCACCTAGATTAGTTGGTGAGGCGGCATATATGGCTGGCAAAGGTGGGAAGCAAGTTGGCAATGTTACTGGTTTATTCCCTGAACTTGACTACCCATTGATGTTTAATCTGTTGTCAAAGTCACAGACCCAATAGGAGTACGAAATTGATCCAATCTCTCTATGCCTCCTTGCTGGCTCTCTGGTTAAGAGTATCCAGTCATCTGTCGATTTGTATAAACAAACTCGTGAGCAGTTTGTCTCTATTAAAAAGACTGCTGATGAAGTTGTTGCCATTGGCAAAGAACTTAAAGGATTTTGGGGTACGTTGCGGAAGCTATTTGGTGGTAGTCCCAAGCCTCAAGCTACAAAGTCTGTGGCTCAAGCTAAAAAGTCTGAGTATGTCAATGTTGATGAAACTGAAGTCAAAGCAAAAATCGTAAAAGATTTAAGTGCATTCTTCAAATTACAGGCACAGTTAGCAGAGCATATAAGGGAATCAGAGGAACGATCTAGGACTGTAGTTTTTGCTGATGATGTAAACATCATGGAAGAATCGCTCAACAGAGTGCTTGCAGCGCAAGAAATGGAAAGGATGGTCGTTCAAATAAGAGAGGTGATGGTATATGGCGCTCCTGAGATGGGTGCTTTGTACTCAGAAGTCTTCTCCATGAGAGACATCATTGCGGCAGACCAAGAGAAAGCAAGGAAGAATCGGGATGCAGAAATATGGCAACGAAAGCAAAAGGAGCGTCTTCTAGCCGAAAAACAAGCGTATCTAATGGTGACTATCCTCTGCCTCCTATATTTGTGGCTTCTGATAGCGTTCATAAGCAAGATTGGGAGAGCGTAGTGGGATGGATCGCCTGTTGTGTTCTTGTAATAGTGCTGTTGCCGATTATGGGCATAATTCTGCTCGACACGTTAGAGGCAAAGCATGAGGTTAAGCAACAGGTCGAGAAGGTTGAAAAGCTGAGAAGACAGATTGAGCAGAAAGAAAGAGAGAAAGACAAATGAATATTTACTGTATTTGGGGCTTATCTATTTTGTTGGTCTTGCTGGCTGGTTGTGATGACCGCTACCGCTACAAGTGCCAAGACCCATTGAATTGGAGTGAGCCTGATTGCAAACCCCCAATCTGTACCGCATCTGGTACTTGTCCTGAGTTTTTAGTAACACCTGAAAAGGAGAAGAAGTAATGGCAACCATTGGATATAAACCTAATAATCGCCTGACAGCAGATGAGATTGAGGTCAGAGTATGGGCATTTGTTATCGTGGTCTTGGTGACCATTCTGCTGGCTTCTATGGGTATGTTTCTCTACTCAGTCAGCTTCGTGGTACAGCCCATGAATGGCAGTATGGCGGCTATTGACAAGGTGTATACACAACAAATCTCCACAATCATGGTATTCATCACTGGTGTTCTTGGTGGTGTAGCTGGTAGGTCTGGTGTTAAGGCAATAGCCAATGCCAGTGCCAAGGCTGAAGCTACTGATAACGATCCCCCTGCACCATGAGCATCTTTAATCCTTGGGTAATCTTAGGGTTTGTCTTGTCTGTAACCATGTCTTTTGGCGGTGGTTACTTCAAGGGCAAGCATGATGAGAATGTCTCTCAACAGCTAGAGATCGCTCGTTTAAACGCTATTGCGAGGACAAAAGAGGCGGCATTGACAACCGCCGTGACATCAACAGCCACAGCATTAAGGACATCAAATGATAAAGCAAGACAGATTTCAAAAGAGCGTGATTTGGCTATTGCCTCTGGTGCTTTGCGGTTGCGGCTCCCTGTTGTCAAAGCAAGCAACTGCCCCGTACATACCGCCTCAGATACCCCCGCTACCGCCAGAGATAGCAGTCAAGAGGGAGGCGAACTTGACGCAACGACTGCTAAATCTCTTATCGCCATCACAGACGATGGAGACGAAGCAATTAGACAACTTGCCTCCTGTCAGCAAGCCTACGAATCAATCTACCAAACCTTGAAAGGAATGAAATGAATCTCTCCGCAAACTTTACCCTCAAAGAGCTAACAAAGTCAGACACGGCTACTAGGCTTGATCTAGACAACACACCAAATGATGAGCAGATTGAATCATTGCGTCTGCTTTGCGAAAACATCCTACAGCCAGTGCGTGATCACTTTGGAAAGCCTGTCAAGATTAGTTCAGGTTTTAGGGCTCCAGCCGTCAACCAAGCTACTGGTGGCTCGGCAACCTCAGACCATTGCAAGGGCCAAGCCTGCGATTTTGAGATTGATGGCGTACCTAATCCTGAGTTGGCAGAATGGATAGAGAATAATCTCAAGTACACACAACTTATCTTAGAGTTTTACACTCAAGGTCAACCAAATTCTGGGTGGGTTCACTGCTCGTTTTCCCCAGAAAATCTCAAGTCTCAATCACTCACAGCCGTTAAGGTTGCGGGGAAGACTCAGTATTTGCAAGGTCTACAGGCTTAATTAGCCTCTTACAGAAGTGTTTAGGGGTGAGGTGTTCGTATAGGATCACCTCACCACACTTCTCGCATAACCAAGCTACGCCCATATCTACAGTGGTTATCTTATTGCCACGTTGACCATTGTGTCGCCCGTAAAAGGTTCTTATCTTGCGTATCACTTCTGTAATTTAGCCCGTGAATAGACATTAACTTGCTGCTTAGATTCAAGTTCCATTCTAGCCCGTACAGCTTGACCCCATGCTCTACCCTGAGAAATCATCCTGAGTTCTTTGTCCCTTGACCAGATTGAGGGAGTTCCATCTTTCCAATCAAATACGTTTTTTGGTTGTGTCATTTCTTTGTTTCCTTAATCTCTTTCTGAATCCCTGCACTCATTTGCAGAAACATCCGCATCCACTTGATACCGCCTAAACGCTGGTACTCAGCAAACTCTGATTGGGTGAGGCGCAACGTGATGGACTTACCAAGTTCTGTCTTCTCTTTCATGTCTTCATGTTCCTGATGTAGATCGTCAGAGAGTCAATCGTGTCTTTACCAAAGCCCTGCATCTTCTCAACTTCTAAAGCCACTTCTTCAATGACTTGGTTGCGGTCTTGATAGACATGACCATCAAGGCTTTGAACCTGACGCTTGCGGTTTAACGATTTGCTAGTCTCCACCTGTACTATTAATTTAGGTACTTCATCTGTCATAGTATTCACCCTTTAACTCAGCAATCAAATTGCTAAGTCTCAAGATGCGTTTCTCGTTGTACGCAACGATTGATTGAGAATATTCAACAGAAGTCTCTCCCTGCATCTTGGAATGCTGTGCCTCAATCAGTTCCTTTTCAGCTACTTCCAAAGGTGTTCTTGCTCTGAGTAAATCCTTAACGTATTTGATGGTGAGTTCTCGCCAGTTCATGCTTTTTCCTTTTATTGATTTGAGTCGCAATAATGATTCGTTCAATCTTCTTGCACATATATCGGTTGTCAGGTGTTCTTGTCCAATTGCAAACTGGACACTTCACTCGTCTGGTTCCCTGTTTATTAGATACAACGCAAACCCTATGGAAACGCAAATTCCCAATGCGAACCCTGTAATCCCTATCACTGTTACCCATACGACTGTTTCCAACATTAGTCTTCTCCTTTGGTTTGCTATCTAAGGAATCAAAGTACATCAAAGACACTGCACAGGCAGCGGCAATGATGAACTTGATGATGGTATTCATTTGCTTTCAGCCGCTAACAAGTCGAGTTCCAAGGCTTTCATCTGTTCCTTGATGATGGTCATTTCCTCTTCCATCAAGTCAATTTTCTTCTCCAGACGCTTTCTGGTCATGCTCTCTGCATGACTCCATCCAATCACAACTGCCTGATTAGCAACTTTCACAATCAACTCTTTCATGTCAGACCTCGA